AGTATAAAACTAGGTGAGAAGGTATTTATAACTAGAATATTTCCGGCTCATGTTTACCATCCAAAGGTAAGATATGCTGTTGACATCAGACCTAAAGTTAGAAAATTTTTAACCGATTTGACGAATGTATTATCGTCTAGTGAGGTGACTACCGAATATTTGGAAACTGAGTTGTGAAAAATGATTTAATTAAAAATGAACGAAAAGAATTTTGGATATTTGGGGTCTGGTTTTCAACAATCACTATTAAAAACCATAATTGAAGATAAAAGATTTGCCATAACGATAATTGATGTTATTGAAAGCAAGTATTTTGATGGGCCATATTTTAGGTATATAATGGAAAATATCAAAGAATTATATGAAACCTTTGGTAGTATACCTAATTATGAAACGTTAACACAAAAAATACTGGCAGAAAACAATAATGTATCGTCAAAGGTACATATTGATACAATAAATGCTATCAAGGATAAAGAGTTAGACAATGATGGTGGTTATGTTAAAAAGATTGCATTAAATTTTTGTCGTCAACAAGTTTTGAAAGCGTCTTTAAAAGAAGCTGAAGAAATTATGAGTAGTGGTGATTTTGAAAATTATGATAAAATTGAAAGTAAGATTCAGGACGCATTACAAGTAGGTACATTTGTTGATGATATAGAAGATATTACCGAAAATATTTTAAGTTCATTAGAAGAGGATTCGAGGATACCGTTTAGTACTGGTATTAAAGGTATTGACGATGCATTGAGAGGTGGTGTTGCTCGTGGGGAACTAGCCGTGTTTCTTGCACCAACAGGTATTGGCAAAACAACATGGTTAACGAAAATGGCAAATTCGGCATATGAAAATGGTGCTAATGTTTTACAAATATTCTTTGAAGATGGTATGAGTGAAATTCGTCGAAAACATTATACAATATGGACGGGTATTCCATCGCATGAACAACCGGAACGAAAGTATGAGGTGAAAGAAAAAGTCGAAAACGTAATTTCCAAACGCACTAATTTTTTAAAACTTATTAAATATCCGTCAGGTAAAATAACAATAAATGACATAAGAAATAAGATTAGAAAGTTAGAATCTGAGGGTTTAAAACTTGATTTTTTAGTTCTTGATTATATTGATTGTATTGCCGGTGATGGGATAATAAGTGGCGAGGAATGGAAGGGCGAAGGCGCAATTATGAGAGCTTTAGAATCAATGACAGGTGAGTTTAATATTGCTATTTGGACAGCAACACAGGGGAATAGATTTAGTATTAGCTCTGATGTTGTTACAACCGATCAAATGGGGGGATCGATTAAAAAAGGCCAAGTTGGTCATATAGTTATATCTGCAGCAAAAACATTGGAACAGAAAGAAAATAATCTTGCCAATGTGACATTATTAAAATCTCGTATTGGTAAAGATGGTATCGTTTTTCAAAATTGTAAATTTAATAATGAATATTTGGAATTCGATACTGATACACAAAACACAATACTTGGACATCAGGAAGATAGAGCTGAGGCCAGAAAATTACGAGCCTCAACAGTTTATAAACAAGGAAAGAAGGAGAAAGAAGAAGAGGATATTGGTAAAGTTCAAGATGGGGGTAGATCTAGAATTGAAGCTGCAATTAGTAATTCACCTATTGTAGTAGAAAATCTTTTAAATGAATTACAAAATCTAGATGATATGACAGTTGGTGATGTAAAATTTAATCCTGCGAATGAAATAAAAGAAGATATTATTGATATAATAGATGAATCTAATGATATACATGAAACTGTTTATGAGTCTTTTGATAACACAATAACAGATACTATGGTTGAAGCTAAAATAGAAACAAAACTTACACCAACCAAAACTGTTTTTACTCAAGAAGATATAAATCGAAGACTAAGAGCATTAAAAAAAATGAATAAATAATTAAAAATTAATGATATAATATGGCGGATAAAACGTTAAAAATCTACACTAAAGAAGAAGTCCAAAAAGCAACCTTAGAATATTTTAAGGGTGATGAATTAGCAACAGATGTTTGGATTAAGAAGTATTGTTTAAAAGATGAAAATAATTATTATGAATTAACACCGGATGACATGCATCGAAGAATCGCAAAAGAACTTGCGAGAATCGAAAAAAAATATCCAAATCCAATTTCAGAAGATGAAATTTATGAAACACTTAAAGAATTTAAAAGAATCATACCACAAGGATCACCAATGTCAGGTATTGGTAATGATTTTCAAGTTATTTCATTATCAAACTGTTATGTGATCGGCAATAAAGGAACAAGTGATAGTTATGGTGGTATTCTTAAAATTGACCAAGAGCAAATTCAATTAATGAAACGTAGGGGTGGTGTTGGTCATGATTTATCTCATATTCGTCCTGCAGGAAGTCCTGTTAAAAATTCTGCAATAACGAGTACGGGTATTGTTCCTTTCATGGAACGGTATTCAAACAGTACAAAAGAGGTTGCTCAGGATGGTAGGCGTGGGGCACTTATGTTGAGTATATCTATTGAACATCCTGATGCTGAAAAATTTATTGATGCTAAGCTTGAACAAGGTAAAGTTACGGGGGCGAATATTTCGGTTAAGCTTACTGATGAATTTATGCGACGTGCTACGCAACTTGAAGATAATGAGTTTTGGCAAACATATCCTATTGATTTAAAAATTCCATTGGGTGAAGAATATGATAAATTAATTATTAATGCAAAAGAAGGTGATTTAATATATCTACCGGATGTAGGATATTTGAAAAAAATTAATGCAAAAAAATTATGGAAAAAGATTATTCATAATGCGTGGAAGTCGGCTGAACCCGGTATTCTTTTTTGGGATAAAATTATTGGTGAAAGTATTCCTGATTGCTATGCTGATGAAGGGTTTACAACTGTTAGTACAAATCCGTGTGCCGAGTTACCCCTTTGTCCCTATGATAGTTGCAGGTTATTTGCTATTAATCTTTATGGTTATGTGGTAAATCCATTTACAAAAGATGCTCATTTTAATTGGGAATTATTTAAATCCGATGTTCAAATAGCTCAAAGGTATATGGATGACATAGTTGATCTTGAACTTGAAAAAATTGATGCAATTTTAAGAAAAATTGATTCCGATCCAGAGGATGATTTTATAAAAATTTATGAAAGAAGATTATGGGAAAATATAAAAGATATGGCATCAAAGGGTCGTAGGACTGGTCTTGGTATAACCGCAGAAGGTGACATGTTGGCCGCATTAGGACTAACTTATGGAACAGATAAAGCGATTGAGTTTAGTGAAAATGTTCATAGGTTATTAAAACTCATGGCATATCGTTCAAGTACTGTAATGTCGTTAGAACGTGGGTCATTTCCAATTTATAATAAAAAGAACGAAATGAACAATCCTTTCATTAATAGGATAAGAGAAGAAGATAAACAGTTATATGATGATATGATTGCTCATGGTCGTAGAAACATTGCACTTTTAACGATTGCACCAACTGGAAGTGTTTCAATTATGTCTCAGACAACATCGGGTATTGAACCGGCTTTTGAGGTGTTTTATAAACGTAGGCGTAAAATTAATGCTCAAGAAAAAGACATTCGAATTGATTTTGTTGATGATGAGGGTGTTGCCTGGCAGGAGTATCCGGTTTTTCATCATAAATTTGAAACTTGGCTTGAATTGAATGGTTATGATATTGAACAAGTGAAAAATATGTCTGATAATGAACTTAATGAAATACTAAAAAAATCACCATATTATAAAGCAACAGCAAATGATGTTGATTGGGTTAAAAAAGTTGAAATGCAAGGACGAATACAGCAGCATGTGGATCATTCTATTTCCGTGACAGTTAATCTTCCAAAAGATATAACTGAAGAAATGGTTGCAAAGGTTTATGAAACAGGATGGAAGAGTGGCTGCAAGGGGCTTACAGTTTATCGTGATGGTAGTCGTAGTGGTGTTTTGATAAGTTCAGAAAAAAAGACAGAAACACCATATGAAATTCACGTTCCCAAACGTCCAAAGAGATTGAAAGCACACATTCATCGTTTTCAAAATAATCTGGAGAAATGGATTGCTGTAGTAGGATTGATGGATGGAAGACCATATGAAATATTTACCGGTAAACTTGAAAATGGACTTAGTTATTTACCTAGTAATATAAAGGAATGTGAAGTTGTAAAAAATAAATTTGAAGTTGAAGAGATCAATGAAGAAGGAAAAACTATAAAGGTCACGAAAAAACGTTATGATATTGAATATATTGATAGTAATAGTGAAAGACAAGTTCATACGGGTTTAAATCAAGCTTTCAATCCTGAATTTTGGAATTATGCCAAGTTAGTATCTGGTGTTTTAAGACAACGTATGCCGATTTATTATGTTTGGAATTTGGTGGATTCTCTTAATTTCAGGGAAGATCATATCAACACATGGAAAAATGGGGTTGCGCGTGTGATTAAAAAATATATAAAAGATGGTGTTGAGGTGAATAAAAAATGCCCTAATTGTGGTAGCAATCATCTTGAATTTAAAGAGGGGTGTTTAACTTGCATGGGATGTGGAAATTCAAAATGTGGCTAAATTGAATGTCATTTGAAAAAGAATAAAAAAGTTGTTTACTATTACCGAACAACTTTTTTTGTTTTTAGTCAAAATTTTTGGGTTTTTATTTGTTTATTTGAAAAACATTTGTATATTTGCAATGAATAACTTAAATATTAAAATTATGAATTTAATAGTTTATTTTTTCGTCTCTTATTTTGTATGTGTTATTTTGTATTCAGTAATTGCAAGATATACAATATACAAGGGAAATGTGTATGTTAAATTATCCGCCATTGTTAAAGAGGGCGCGGTTGATTTTGGGAAAATATTCACAGTGATTCTTTCAATTTGTGGTGTCATAATTGGAATAAATTATGTTAGGGTTTTGTGGTTTATATGATTGTTTTAGAAAATAAAATAGTCAAAATAAACGATATTAATCACTATGAATATAGGGCGGGCTATTTTTTAACATTGGAATTGTTAAAAAAATTAGTCAGAGATTTTCAGATAGATTGCGTAAATAGTTTTGTTAGTAATGATGAAACATATATTGAACAATGGTTGAAAAATAATAAAATTGAATGAGGATATTGGAATGTCTAATAGAAACAAATTAATTCGTGCTATAGAAACTGCTCATCCAAAACTTAAAGAAGAAATTATGTATCATCTTGAAAATGTTGATCATGGACAAGATGAGGGTAAAAACTTGGATTATGATATAGTTAATGCGTTTGAGGATGCTATGGATACTATAGAAGATAATGATGAGTTTAAGGACTTAATACCACATTTAAAAAATTTATTTATTAAAATTGGCTATGCTATTCCAATATCTAAAGAAGTTTTTTCTAGAACAGTAGTAACATCAGGAAAGAAATATTGGTTTAAAAGAAATGGAATTTATTATGATGTTGCTGATTCTTGGGAAAATTGGTTGAAACAATAAGAATAATTCATATATATTACGTTCATTTTGAATCGCGATAATTTCGCGATTTTTTTTTTCTTAATATTTATGAAATATGGCAACTACTTATGGTATAGATTATCCATTTAGGGATAGTGCGATCGGAAATTATGTAAAGATGACTTCAACTCCTGAAAGGGAAGTACGGGCAAATCTTATACATTTATTATTGACAAGAAAAGGTAGTAGATATTTTCTTCCTGATTTTGGTACAAGATTATATGAATATATTTTTGATCAAAATGATATTGTGACATTTAATAATATTGAGGATGAAATACGAGAGGGCGTGCGAAAATATATTCCGAATTTGGATATAAATTCAATAAATATAATGCCAGCTGAAGAAGATCCTGAAACTCCATCAATGCCGGCTGAAGATGAGGATAAAAGATTATTTCGAATTGCAGATAATGCTGCAAAACCATATACGGCTAGGGTAAAAATAGATTATACAGTTAATAACGGAACATTTTCATCGTCCGATTTTGTAATTATTAATATATAATGAGCAGACTTAAATTATATGATATTGTGTGTGAATCGAGGGATATGTTTGAGGGATTCGATGAAACTGAATTAACTGAAGAGTATCCAACTGATTTTGATATCTCTAAATTTAAAATTTTACCATCATATGCGGCTAAATTGAGATATGCTGAAGAACATTTGGGGAAACCAATAGGGAGGGGTTCGTCACGAGTAGTTTATCGTGTTGACGAGAATAAAGTTCTTAAATTGGCAAAGAATCGACGAGGTGTTGCACAAAATGAAGTTGAAATTGATTGGGCGGGTGATGGTTATTATGAAAGTATTGTTGCAAATATTTTTGATTTTGATCGTTATGATCATTTATGGGTTGAAATGGAGTTGGCAATTAGAGCTAAACCAACAGATTTTAGAAGATTGTGGGGTGTGGAACAACAATATTTGGATTTATATCTATTAAACAAAGACGTTGAAAATCGGGGACGTCGTTCTCCATTTTATTTGGATGAACCAATACAGAAGAAATTAGATGAAAATGATAATGTACAATTATTAATTTCATTTATGTTGGATTCAGATTCACCAGCAAATGATTTGGGACGAATAAGTTCATGGGGAATTGTAAAAAGAAACGGAAAAGATCATTTGGTTTTAATTGATTTTGGGCTAACAAATGAGGTTTATGATACATATTATCATTAAAAATAAATAAAATGTCAAAACAAATAACATACGCAACAAGAGATTTTGCCGGACTTCGAGATGAGCTGGTTAAATTAACGAAGCAATATTATCCTGATTTAATTTCAAATTTCAATGATGCTTCGATTTATTCTGTATTGATGGATTTAAATGCTGCGGTTGCAGATAATTTACATTTTCACATAGATAGAGTTTGGCAAGAGACTATGTTGGATTTTGCACAACAAAGACAATCATTATTTCATATAGCCAAAACGTATGGTCTAAAAATACCCGGTCCTAGACCGTCTGTTGCTTTATGTGATTTTAGTATAAATGTACCGGTAAGAGGCGATAAAGATGATGAAAGATATGAAGGTGTTTTAAAAGCTGGCTCTCAAATATCTGGTGGTGGTCAAGTTTTTGAAATTGTTGAAGATGTTGATTTTTCAAGTCCATTTAATAGTAGAGGAGAATCAAATAGGCTTAAATTACCAAATTTTGATAATAATAATAAATTAATTTCATATACAATAGTAAAACGGGAAGCTGTTATTAATGGTGTTTCAAGAATATATAGAAAAGTAATTACAGATTTGGATCAAAAACCATTTTTAAAACTATATCTTCCTGAGCGAAATGTTTTGGGCGTTACTGCTGTTATTCACAAAGACGGTACTGGATATGGTGCAAATCCAACATCAGATGAATTTATGTTATCAAAAAATAAATGGTATGAGGTGAAGTCGTTAATTGAGGACAAAGTATTTATTCAAAATCCAACAGCTGCTTCAGATAGAGATAATTTTAAAGCCGGTGATTGGGTAAATGTTACTAAAAAGTTTTATACGGAATACACTCCAGAGGGATATTTTTCATTAACATTTGGTTCGGGGAATGTGGATCCTATGACAAATTTGGATAATTACATGACAAGAAATTTAAGAGTTAATCTTGCGACATTTTTAAATAATACATCATTAGGTGAAATACCAAAATCAAACACAACATTATTTGTTAAGTATCGTGTTGGTGGTGGTAAAGAGACGAATATTGGAGTCAATGTTCTTACTGTAATGGATACTTATGAATTAATTGTAAACGGTCCAAATTCGTCAATAAATACCCAAGTAAGTCAGTCAATTCGTGTAACAAATATAACACCAGCTATTGGTGGGTCAGACATTCCCACAATAGAGGAAATAAGAAATATGATAGCATATAACTTTTCAGCACAAAATAGGGCAGTTACGTTAAATGATTATAAATCGTTAATTGAAAATATGCCAAGTACATATGGTGCACCAGCAAAGGTGAGTGTTATGGAAGAGGATAATAAAGTGAAAATAACGTTGTTATCTTATGATGAAAACGGGGCGTTAATTGAGACAGTTTCTAACACATTAAAACATAATATTTTAAATTATCTTTCTAATTATAGGATGTTAAATGATTATATTGACATTCAAAGTGGTGAGGTCATTGATTTGGGGTTAGAAATTGATTTAGTTATTAATAAAAATGAAATTTCTACAGAAATATTAAAATCGATAATAGAACAAACAATATCATTCTTTTCGATATCAAAAAGAAAAATGGGAGATCCGTTATTTGTTGGAGATTTAATGAGGGAAATTGGTAATGTTACGGGCGTTGTTAACGTGGTGGATATTAGGGTATTTAATAAAGTGGGTGGTAAATATTCATCAAGTGAGGTTGTTCAAGCTTATGTTGATAATGAAACTAAAGAAATACAACAATCAGATAGTACAATTTATATGAAGTCCAATCAAATATTTCAGATTAGATTTCCTAATACAGATATAAAAATTCGTACTAAAAATCTCACTTCAGCTACATATTAATTTGTTTTTTGTTTATCTTTTAGAAAATTGTTTAGTTTCCTATTTATATTAGTAAAAGGTAATGCAAAAACATAGAATACATACAGATATTGGCCGAGATCATAAAATAACTGTACAGATTTCTAGCACGTATGATTTAATGGAGATATTATCTCTTAAATTTTCTCAAAAAGACATATATGCCTCTGGAAAATGTTCAGATTATGGTGTTGTTGTGGGTCGAGTCACAGCTAATAGTGGTTTTGGAATACCAAATGCTAAAGATTCAATTTTTGTGCCTTTATCTGAAATGGATGAAAATGATCCAGTAATTTCTGCTCTTTATCCATATAAAGATATTAATGATAAAGATGTTAATGGGTATCGATATAATTTATTACCACAAAGAAAACAACATGGGGGACATGCACCAACAGGTACCTTTATGGATCAACAAGATATTTTAACACGAGAAGAATGTCTTGAAGTTTTTGAAAAATATTACAATTATACGGTAAAAACAAATGATTCTGGTGATTTTATGATATGGGGTGTTCCGATCGGGACACAGGTTTTACATATTGACATTGATTTGTCCGATATGGGTTGTTTTTCCTTGAGACCATATGACTTTATAAAAAAAGGATATGCTACTGATGATTTTGACAGAGTATATGCATTTAAATCAAGTTCTGATATAGATAGTTTACCACAAATTATAACATTTGATAAAACAATAGATGTTTATCCATTTTGGGGGAATGAGGAATTGTGTGAGATTGGTATTACTAGGACGGATTTTGATTTATCTGAAAGAAATATAAAAATAGATCCAGTTGCTTTAATACTCGTTTCAACTATAACGGACGATACTAATGACGCTGTTAAGAGAAATGGGAGAATTAAAAAGAAATCCGGATATAAGTGTAATTTACAAACAATACCGGGTACTGTTGAGTGTGTTCGTTTTACTGGTAAGTCTGTAATAGGATCAGATGGAATAACAGAGTATCCGGAACTCGAATATTTAAACATAACGGACACAATTAATGATGATGGCGTGGTAATGATAGCATTACCAATGAATTTAGATTATATATACACGAATGAATTCGGTGAACAAGAAATAACAAACGATTCAAGTAAAGGAATACCAACATCGTCTATTGCAAGATTTAGATTTGACTTGGATTTTAATACATATAAACATGCAACGGCAAAATATCTTGTTCCAAATATTCGAGAATTTAATCCAAATAATAATGGAACGTCTAATGGTGTTTTAAGTGACAGTGCATTAAGATATGGTGTTCAGTATAGTGAAGGGATGCTGGCAACATACACCTTTTCGGATGTGTTTGAAGATTATATAAATGTCGTTCCACCAATATCAGGAATGACATTAAGTGATTTAAACTATGATACGGATGTAAAGGAACACAAAAAAGATTTAATGCTGGGCACGAACAACACACTTAGTCCCGGATCTCCTGAAGATTATTTTTATAAGTTCATTTCAAATAAAGTATATACTGTTTCGTCATTTCAAGGTACTCATTATGAAACGGCAAAAATACGAGACGCATTTTTAGGGATTAAAGAAATACAACCGAATGTTGAAGATGATTGTGCATCAAACACGAATTATTTTCCAACGAATTTTGCGTTTAAGAATCGAACGAAATTTACATTATTATTATCACAAGTTTTATTATTCATACAATTTATTTTTTCTGTAATAACAGTAAAATTTGCCGAAATTATTGGAAGAATAGCTTATAGTATTGGAAGAACATTTTTAAGTATCAATATTATGGGTGCTAAAGTTTTTCCAAAAGTTGGTCAACAACTTATTGATTTTTCTTATAGAACACAAGATAAATATACACAACAATTACCATTAACAATTTATCCTGATTGTGAGGAATGTACGGCTGATGATGAAACATTAATTCAAGAATGGACATCATTTAGCGATAGATATTGTCGAATAGCGGAGGTTAAGTTTAAAGTTAACGTAACTCCTATTATGGTAGAATTATCAGCAACGGTAGATCAATTACAAACAAGTGGTTCTACGGAACCTGGTGCCAATTTTTATTCGGTATCACCTAATGTGTTTTCTAGTTTATTGAGTGTGAATGTATATGATTCGTTTTATGGTGATTCTGCTCGGCAAAATACGGATTTGTGCTCGGGAACAACAGAAATGCATTACACACAATTAAGTGATTTACATAATATAACACTACCATCATCAAATGAACCGAGGTATGGCGCTGAAGTATATTCGTGGTCGTCAAATGTTACTGGAACAACAATAACTGGAATGACAAGTTTTAGTTCGTTTAGTGGATATTTTAAACCGATAAATAGTAATGAGCCCGAAAATATTGTGATACTTTCACTACCCATGGCTGCTATGTATGTTTATTTTAGTAAAGAAGTATGGAATGAGTTAACTGGGATGGATTTTATCCATAATCCAGAACTTGAAGATGAAATATATGATTTATATGCTGTTATTAGAATATATGATAGGGCTTTAGTTTCTGAGGAATTTCCGATTACTGGCGAAACAATAAATGTTGAAGTTGGATGTCAAAAATATGATAAATTATATAATGAAAATATAATGTTTCAATATTTGTGGACAAATGATCCGGCTTTAGGTTATAATCCTTCATTACCAATTTTACCACCTAATTATTCAGATGATACCGGATTTAATGAAAATCGTAATATGCCGTCAACACATCCGTATTTAGTTTCAACGATAATAGGTACAAATAGTACTAGACGATTACCATTTATGCATGATTTTACGAGGTATTCAAAAAGACGAAATATTGGTATTCAATACTATGATAGAAAAACCAAATCTGGCTTAAGTGAATTTAGAGACGGATTATTTACAATAATACCCGTCATTCAGGGTAAGAGTTACAATTTAAAGGCTATTCAAGAATGGTATAGAAGAAAAAGAGTCGGTTTAACGTTTTGTGGTGGTGTTATTAATTATTCATTTATTGATAATTGGATTCATGGTTTACTTTATTTCTTTAAATTCCATAAAAGAATTAGGTGGGATGATGAAAATAATTATGATTTAAATCAACGAGGATCAAAATATCCAAAAGAGCTTGTTTTTTATAATATTAGAGAAAAAGAGTTTTATTATAGATGTTGTCCTTATGTTTATGTAAACGAACAAGGAATTTTTACAGGACAAACATATATTCATGATGGACATAATGTACAGGAAATATTACACCCAACAACATTTTTTGATCTTGGTGTTCGAGATGAATTTTTATCTGAAATATGTACTGAAGCAATATTTGATCCGACATGTTCTGTGGTAAGAGATATAACATCAACATCATATCAAGATCCGGGGGGTATTGTTGAACATGCAATTAATTACCGATTAGATACTACTGGTGCGAAATTTAAAGTTGATGATTTTTTTAGTAACACTCATTATGGTTCAAATATAAAAGTTTTTGATGGTGATGTTACACAATTATTATCAATTAATTGTGAAACGGGAATAGAAGCTTTTGATACAGATAGTCCACATTATTCAATGTACAATGGTGAGTATATGGATCCAGAATCACCAGAATTTGATAATTATTTTTGTTTTGGTTCATTGTTCGGGCCCACACCGATAGATTTTAAATTTGATTTTAATGGAAAACGTATAAGATTATGTTTGAATTATAGGCTGGGTGATTTTACTCAAATTGTACCGTTTTATTTGTGGAATAAAAAAGGTGAGGGGTTTGGTCAATATGGGAATGATTCTGATAAACAAACATGGGATAGGACACAAATAGCCTCAATGCCATTACAACGAATATTTTCTATAAGTGATGTATCTGGTACTACAACAAATTATCTTATGGCGGACGGAGAAGAAGAATATCTTCTTAAACCGATGACTATAACCCATAACACATTTAGTATGACAGGTGCCACAGAAGATATGTTAGAAAGATTTGAGGTAATTAGTTTAGAACCACCAAGCGATTTGAATAATACTATTGGATTTATTGAGGGTGATTTGTGGTTACAAGTTTTAACTTATAGCGGAAGTGATTATCGAAAAGATCCGATAACTGGTATAATATATGTCGTTGTTAATAAAATGTGGGTACCACAATTCAATAACATTTATGAAGATAATTACAGAGAGAATTTTATACCTCAAACAGCATTGAATTATAGTGGTGAAAAACAAGTTCTTTCAACACCATTTTTATTTTATTTTGGTTTAAGGCCGGGCAAAACAGCACTCGATCTTCTAATAAAATCATTTGGTGATAGTGATGCGTTTATTTCGGATGAATTTGATGAATGCATTATTTCTGATATAATAACACCTACACCACCACCAACACCATCAATTTCGACACCTATACCATCAATTTCGATTCCAATACCTTCAGCTTCACTTCCTACACCATCATCACTGCCACCTGATTATGTTACAGTTAATATATTAAATAATGCGTCATCATCACTATCAATATCTGAATTATGGATTGGTGGAGAACAACAGCATCCGGATCCACCATCACCAGATTTCCCATATTATCCTGGTGATAGTGGTGTGTTAATGTATTATGGTGGTGGGAGATACACAATTGTGGTGGTTATAAATGGGGTATATACAATACCATCATATTTGTCATTAGTCGATAGTAGTGGTGATGTCATTAATACGACTATAACTAATGAAGCATCTTTCCCATATAGTATTGTTCATTATGGTAGATTAGTAGTTAGTTCTGCACCTGTCACAATATCACTTAATGATGGTTATCAACCAGTACCATCACCAACACGAACACCATCAATAACAGTATCACGCTCATCTGGCGCGCCACCACCCTCGCCGACACCAACAGTAACACCGACTCCGACACCTATTAGTGGGTATATATATGAGGTTATATCTTATGGTTGTTATGATGGTACTAATTGTGATCCACCATCAATGGAAACAGAATATATTATAAATGAAAATCCTTTAGATGAAGGAATGTATTATAAAGACGGTATTGAACAAAAAGTTTATTATATAATAAAAGAAGAAAGTGGTTTTTTAAATCCTAAAGTTACACATATTTCTGGATTTGGATATTCATCGTGTAATGGGGCTTGTCAAGAATTACCTGATTAAATTATGTAAATGAAGAAAAAGAAGATCATATTACCAAAGCTAAGGTATGAAAACGCACCTGAAACAGATAGTCAAATTTCGATTGGATTCGAGTCTGATAAATCTCTTTTGAGAGGGGATGATAGGGATGTTGTTTTAAACTTATCTGAACAATTTACAGAAGAACGTGCAAATTGTAAACGATATAAGTTATATGGTAAGATGAGAATGGTTTTTAGAAACCTATATGCTGGTGCAACATCATATGATTATTTACGTGAAAGATTATCCTTAGTTAGTGATGGGTCGGATAATAATTTCTGTGGTTATCTACCATATAACGAATTTGCGTTTTTAAGAGATGATATATATTATGAAACCACCGAATCATTGTCGGTTACTTCATTGAGTGGATTTACAGGATTTACCATGGTTACAAGTGGTCCAACTGAACATCAAACAATCACATCAGTTACAGCACCATATCACAACTGGAATCTTTATACGAGTTATATTTCGGGTCAAGTTGATAATTTTCCAATGAAATATACATTGTCTGGCCGAACAAAAATTGAGGGTGAAAATGTTATAACATTTACTAGTGGTGATGGTATACCATTTAGGGTTGAAGAGACTGAAATACATTATGTTTTAACAAGTCCGGTACGACATGGAATTAGTCGGGGTGAATACATCTTGATTGATGGAAGGTATTATTATGTGAATTCAGTTGGTGACAACATATTTGATTCTGAATATTATGTTATTAATATATTAAAATCACAGTTAAGTGGTGTTACTTTTAATCCGTTAGTTATTGGAAAACGTTGTATAGACATTAAAGATACTGAAAATTCCACGTCAAAATATTATGTACATAAACATACAATATTAACATCATTGGGTGATTGTATTATTGATAAAGTAGGATTTGAATCACCAATTTGGGAAGACGAGAAAAAAGTTTTATATGAAAATAGTGTGGGGGATAATGATGTTCTTGTTGTTCGAAATAGGATGGAAGCCGTGTTATTTGATTCATTGGAACCGTTTATTTTAACTGGAATAACAAATAATTTAGGCCACACACCGATAGAACTTTATACTACAATTATTTTTAGAAATGGAAACGGATATTTCGAATATCCACCAAAAGTTGGTTATTCGTTTCATATGCATGATTCATGGATAGATGAACATTTTGATGGTTCAAATTCAATTGAAACTGGGTTAACGTCAACGTCATTTACAAGAGAAGGTTTTGTATATCCATTTTTTTCCGGAAATTCATTATCTAAAGGTTCAGAATTATATGGGGCGTTTGTTGAATATAATCCGAAGGAATTAAAAGAAAGAATAATATCAGAATCTTACCATAAAATTGTTAGTAATAAAAATATTTTTAATCATGGCCAAGATCTTGATGAGGTATTTTCTGGTGCAAGTGAAACGAATCAAATTGGACTTCTATATCAACCACATCATAGATTTAAGTTAAAGGAATTATCACCTTATATTGAAACAGCCGATGATAGTACACCAATATATAATCTTCCAGAAAACGCAAAGTATTTTCCTAATGAAAAACTTTGGAGGTGGCGAGATGTATATGAAGACGGATATATTGATCCAGATGGTTATGGTGTAGATCATCCATATTTAAATAATATTCATTTTGTACATAAAGATATTAATTTTTATATAAGAAACGAAAAAATTTATAAAAATAAAAAAGATGGGGTTATTAATTTTTATAGGAGAAAGGATGTTGATGAATGTGTTGACGATTCGGTAATTATTAAACGTGGAGACGCCGAAATACCCGAACCATCTATATCGGTTTCCCCATCAGTGTCGTTAAGTGTAATGCCATCTATTACACCTACGCCAACATTATCTGTTAGCATATCTATAACACCATCAATATCGATGTCATCATCTCAAGGTACGTCGTCGACACCGTCACCATCATTGTCATTAACAAGAACTCCGTCGGTTACTAGAACACCAACTAGAACGCCTAGTTTATCAATTAGTAGAACACCGTCCAGAACGCCTAGTATAACACCTAGTAGTTCAGTTTTAACTGCTCGATACGTCTCAAGTAGTGGAAGTGACACAAATAATGGATTAACAGAATCCACACCATGGAGAACGTTAGATAAAGTTAATGCTGAGTTTTCGAATTTAAATCCTGGTACAGAAATATTATTAAAAAAGGGTGATTCGTTTTATGGTACACTTGTAATAACTAAAAGTGGTACAAGTGGATCTAATAGTCCGTTTGTGTTTGGTACTTACGGTGATGGTAATGATCCCATTATACATGGTTTTACTACAATAACTGATGGATGGACACATGTTGGTAATAATGTTTATTCACATGATATAATTGCTGATGAGCAAACTAATATGGTTCTTGTTAATGGTGTTCAAGTACCAATGGGTAGATGGCCAAACGGAACAACATATAGAACTTATGAGTCGTTTAATGGTGCTAGTTCAATAACAGATAATACGTTATCAGAAGAAACGCCATACAATTGGGTTGGTGCTGAGGTCGTGATTAGAATGACTTACTGGATATTGGGTAGGTTTACTATAACTGGTCATACTGGTAATACAATATCATATAGTGGTAATACAATTGATTATTTATATAACAATTTCGGATATTTTATACAGAATGATATAAGAACACTTGATGTTGAAAATGAATGGTATCATGATCATGCTGCCGGTAAGTTTTATATATATGGTAATCCCGCAGGTAAAACAATTCAAATTGCAACAAAAACAAATATAATTCAAAATCATGGTGGTTATGATTATATAACACTTGAGAATCTTTCATTACAAGGATCAATTGGTGATATTATTTCATTTGATGGTGGTAATTGGTATAACGCGGCCAATACAATAATACGAAACTGTATTTTAAAATTTGGCGGATCTCGTGGTATTGATATATACGGTAGTAATGGTTTTATTGTAGATAATATTATTGAACAATGTAATGATAATGCCATACATATTGTATCTGGTAGTAATACGATTGTTACTGGAAACACAATAACAAATATTGGATTACTGCTTGGTCAATCAAAGAGATTGTCTGCAAATGGAATATATAACGGTGGAACAAATTCATTAATTGATCATAATATTATAAATAATATCGGATTAAATGGTATAACTGCTGGTAGTGGAACAAGTGGCATTGTTAAACATAATTTTATTAATAACTATTGTTTAACACTTACAGATGGTGGTGGAATTTATCACGGGCCTAGTAATCGCTCAATGCCATCTGATTATACAATAGAAAACAATATATGTCTTAATGGTTACGGGAATTATAATGGAACAACAAGTTCAAGTACCTATCTAGCTGAGGGTATATATCTTGATAGTTATTGTACTGGTCATACAGTACAATATAATATATGTGCACATAACGCAGGTAATGGTATTAAACTTAGTTCCAGTCATGATAATATTTTACAATATAATTTGTGTTTTGATAATAAAGAAGCACAGTTATTCTCAAGTGGTTTTTGGTCAGAATATGCGACATTATATAATAACACAATAAGATATAATCAGTTTATTGGAAAAGAAATAAATCATTATACATTAAAAGTTTATTTAACAATTGCAGATAATATTTCAAATTATGGTATATCAAATTATAACTATTATGCGAGACCTATAAATCAAGGGTCGAATGATGTTATAATTAGAACAGGACAAAACAGTAATTGGGTTAATCGTACATTATCTGAATGGCGTTCGTATTCAAATCAGGATGCTAATTCAAACAATTCACTTGCAGGATCGGTGTCAAATTTGGATGATATTCATTTTATTTATAATGAAACGGATGAAAATAAATATTATTCATTGTCAGCACCGATGAAAGATGTTGCAAATACAACATATTCGGGTATTATCACACTATCTCCATGGTCGGGATTAGTTCTTCTCGGGCCAGGAACCGTAACACTGGAGACATCACCAACAATTAGTAGCACACCAACTCCAACTAGAACAACTAGTGTGTCTATTACTAGAACACCGACAAGAACACCTAGTTTATCGTTTAGTAGGACACCAACTAGAACACCAAGTGTTTCAATAAGTAGGACACCATCAGTTTCATTATCAACACCAACATCAAATTCGATTATTGCAGATCATAATATAGCAAAACTTTCTAATTTATTAGCAATTCCAAGTAGCGCGATAACCAATGCGAAGTCAAATCTTCACATAGCATATGAACACACATCGCACGGTGAACAATTGGTTCAGGGTATGACCGGACTGGTTAATTGGAGAGGTTCGACATATTCATTTAATAATGGTGGGTCTGGTGGTGCGTTAGATTTAAGAGATCACGCAATTGCCCAAATGTTTAGTTGTTGGGGAATGGACCTTGGTAATACAAGATGTCCAAATAATGAACAATATCATTTGTGGGCGGAAAACACTCGTACATATTTAGAGACTAATCCTGGTGTTAACGTTGTTATATGGTCTTGGTGTGGGCAAGTAAGTTATGCAACACAAGCTAATATTAACACTTATTTGACATTAATGAATCAATTGGAGATTGATTATCCATCAATTAAGTTTGTATATATGACAGGTCATGTTGATGGACAACCATTATCAGGTACATTATTTACTAATAATACAATTATAAGAAATTATTGTATTAATAATAATAAAATATTATTTGATTTTGCAGATATTGAAAGTTATGATCCTGATGGTAATTATTATGCAGATAAGCGAGTAACAGATTGTTGTAATTATGATTATAATGGAGATGGTATTGTTAGTACTGATGGTGGTGATCCTGGATTACCAACAAATGGAGATAGAAACTGGGCGTTAGACTGGCAAAACACACATCAGGTGAATGTTGATTGGTATAATTGTAATTCATCACATTCATATCCACTTAATGCGAATATGAAAGCATATGCAGCATGGTGGTTATGGGCTAGATTGGGTGGTTGGAGTGGATAATTAAATTAATTAAATGGATATATTAAAAAGTAAATCGAATAGAAATATCCTTATTAGTGAGGAAACGAGGTTTGGGATAGACCTTGGATGGGAAGAGAATTTTCAAGAATTTGAACGTGAAACATTAAGATCTATTATAAACCCAATAGATAATTTTGAAACTGTTCGTTATATTCATAATGAATATATTGGTATAAATGGAATATCTCAAAATGATATTTGGTATCATTTTTATTTTTTTAATAGTGATAATCCACCAACATATTTTGGTGGTTTAAATTATGAGTATGTCGGGTTATCTCCTGAACAAAACTCAGTAATAACAAAGTCGGAAAACACTAGTTTTTTTAGCCTTGAATTTTATAAAGCACCGAGTGGTGAGATTATTGATAGCAATAATAGGAAATTAGTTTTCACAAAACATCTACCAATTCCATTAGGTGAAAAAGTGTTTTATACACCAATAGGCCGGGAGATTTATTTACCAATTTTTACAGGAAACAATTATAGAAATAAAGAAAATATGTTTTTATTCTGGTTTCAAGATGATACAGTTTTGAAGGGTTCAATTTATAAAGGTGATACTTTTTACGTAACAGCAAAATATTATAATGCTATAGATGGTACGATATTAAGTTTTTTGAATTCACCTAAATCATATTATGATATTGTAAACGAATCTACAGACATTTATCATAGAATGGTGGTAGATAAAAATGATTATTCGTATATTATTTATTCTGGAAATACTAGTGAAGAAAGAATAGGTTTAGACAATCAACCAGTATCATTTTATGCCTACGGATATTACACAAAATCTTTAATATAAAAATGAAAAAAGAAGTATATCAAATATTAAGAAAGACAATACCCGAAGTTGAATTGGTGTCACTGGATAGTCAAAATTGGTATGATTCAAATCACAATTTAATTCCGTGGTCTGGTGGTACAAATTTGGCACCTCAAAATGGTGATGTCATTTATAATATAAAGGGTACTGTACAGATTGGTTGGTATATGTGGTCTGGAAATACATGGATAACAATTAATAAATCACAAGCATATGATAGTTATCAAATACCAATATTTTTAGTAGATACAATTGATGAAATGGGTATTATGGTTGGTTTTGATGGAGAAATTGAACAGGTTGAACAATTTTCTAATTTTACATATACCATAAATAATCAAACAATTACCATTTACAATACGGTTAACACAAATAAATTAAATACACTAGTTGATTCCATATATACGATTTCGTGGGGAGATGGTGAACCTGATAGTAATTTATTATCACCAACAATTTATGATACAGTATTACCAAATGTTACACACACATATGATGTTCCTGGTAATTATGTTATTGAAATTACCATTGACTCACCATGGAAAATAGAGAAATTAAAACGAACAATTGAGGTACCATTTAACGGAGCAATAATGCCTACAGATCTAGGTACATTACAATTCGAAATACCCTATTCTAATCCATTAATCATTGAAACTCAAGATTATTTACAGGATTACACTACGTTAACTGGTAACACAAATGATACAATAATATCTTTTATTGCAATAGGAAAAAGTCGAATTGATGAATTTAAATTATATGGCTTATCTGCTTATAGTGGTATAACAATTACTTCTGAATATACGGGATATACCATTGATGGATTATATTATATGGATTATCCTGATGGGTACACATATATAACGGGAAACACATCGGATTATAATCATGAAGAGGTATACAATGGAATGATAACTAGAAATGAACATTTAATTGGTTTTCTTGATCAGCCAGCGATATATTCTGATATTTTTGTGGAAAGGGGTAAACTTGGTGTTATGGAGCGGAATCTTAGACTTGGTGAAATTGATAACGTTGGTGAATTAGAAATATATGGGGGTGGCTTTTTTAAAGTGAAAAATCAATAATTTCATATTTATATAAATAAAAGAGATAGAAATGGCAATTGGATCTTATGGGACAATAAGGGCGGCTGACGTATCGCCAGAAGATGTAGAAATTTTATATCATTTTACACCCGATAGAAAAACTAGTTCACCTGTTACATTAAGAACATTGAACGCAACGTCAATTTTAACACCTGTTTTTCATAATGCAGAAACGGCATTATCATCTGAATCCGATCGGCCACCTGTTGCAGATGTGGAAATTCTAGGTGGTATGTATAATTTAAAATTAGAGTCCGAAGATTTTTCTGATTTGGGATACTATACATTACATTTAAGACCAAAACAAATCAGAACTATTATTAGCGATTGTGGTGTGTTAGCATCATTACCATCGGTTAGGGGTCTTATAATTGATTTGTCTAATGTTGTTACGTCAGATAGAAATAAATTTTCACCACAAAATCTTGTTGGTTATCGTATAGAATATATTAATCCAACAGATAATAAAAAAATTCCTAATTTTTATCGAATGATAACATCGAATTTTTATTGTGAACCAATTACAACTAATTTGGTAAATACAAGTCAAAAAGCTATTCGGTATAGGTATTCTGATAATGCAACGAATCTGATGTTTTTAACAATAACACCAAGTGCAGCCCCATCAACAAGACCGACAACAGTACCGTATATTGGCCAACCAAATCAAACGATTATTATATCTAATACATATTTTAATCCGACAACGATTGAAATTGAGATGGTTGAACATGATATTTCAACGTTGGCGTATGCTCTTTATGGTAATCAGAGCAAGGCTATGTCAAGTGGTATTTATACCATTTATGATAAGAATAATAATATTTATAAACAATTTAATTTATACGAAATTAAAGACGAATTTAATGAAACATTATACGAAATTAGAGAAAAAAGAGATGATATTGATGAATCATTAAATTTTGATACAATTACAGAATAATGGCACGTTACAAAGTACCTAGTCAAGCCGCAAGCGGCGCGGATTCATTTAGTGACGATTTAGTTGGTCGTCAAATTACCGAAGGTTCAAGCCTAATGACAGGTACTAATTTTACTATTGAAAAAACCATACCTGAACGTAATACTAAAGAATTTCGAACACAACCATTTTCTGATTTTTTAACACTTGATGATATTGTTGACGAAAAGCATGTTATTGAGGATTTTGATAACACAAAAAAAGAAATCAAATTTAATAATGACAAAAAGAATGCAGATCGTTCACTTTATGGTTCATTAAAACAGAGAATTAGGGTCGCTATTAATAATATTATTTCTAAGTATCCGGCAGCAATACAGGTTAATTCAACATTTATTGGTGGTGTTAATTATACTGCAGAGAATATAGTATATTCAAGTCAAACAAACACAACCGAATTTGATGTTCCATATAAATTAATATATAATCCTTTAGAAATTATATTAAAAACACCAAAAAGTGGTATTTTACCAGAAACAGATAACAATATACGTAATTTTTATTCTTCCTTTACAAAGTATGTTATTGATTTAACTGGTGAAACTTTTAATATTATATCGTATTCTGAACCCGATTCAAATAATAGAATAACATTAAGGGTTGATGGTAATTGTTTTAATGGATATTCTGCATTTACCAAAAACTATCTTATTAGGCCAACAGATGGAATTGTTGAAAATTTTTATGAACAATTAGATGATCTTGAGCGGGTTTTAATTAATAGAGAAACAAATCCAAAATTTACTGCTGCGTTTAATGTACCAAGGGATAGTAGTGATGGTTCATCAACTGAAACTGTTACTATAAATGTAAATTGGCCAATATCTAATGACGGTTGGAACATATCAATTGTTGGTTTATTATTTGATTATTATATAGATAAGATAAGTTCTTTGGCTGATGAAGTCGATAATTATAAATCTAATTTAATTGTTAGATTTTTAACATCACCTCAATTATATGAATTTGATACGGATGATAAAAAAATCGAAGCCGTTTTCCAAATTTATGGTCGGGCATTTGATAATGTGAAAAAATTTATTGATAACATTGCGTATATGAGAAATGTAAGCTACGATGGTATCAATAATGTTCCTGATATTTTATTAAAAAACCTAGCTGAAACATTAGGATTATCAACAATAAATTTATTCACTGAAAAAACACTTGAAGAGTCACTTTATACGCGACACGACACTCAATATGATGGTGTTTCATTAGGAACTAATTTGATTGAGGCCGAATATGAATTTTATAGAAGAATATTAGTTAATCTGGCGTTTCTTTATAAATCAAAAGGAACTAGAACAGCAATTGAATTTTTCTTAAAATTTATTGGTGCACCGGAGCCAATGATTAGATTGGATGAATATGTTTATAAAGTTGATGGATCACTTCCATCGCAAACAATCGAAGACGATATTAGAAATGTAATTCAGAGTCAGGTGTCGTCTAGTGTGATGACATGGGATGAAAATCTTTCTGGTTATACATTAACGCGGTTTTCGGGTGAGACGAGATTAACGAGAGACAAATATCCGGTTGATGAAGACACTGGATTTCCAAGAGGTATTGAATATCCTGATGGCTCGATGTTTTTTCAAAAAGGTGCGGGGTGGTATAAACGAACACTACATCACAGATCATCAGAGGTGATTGATTATGATAATTCCAATTTAACTGGACGAACCAAAGTAATTAAAACCAAACCCACCCCATTTACATATGGGGAAGATTATTTCGATGTTTATAGACAACTTCCAGGATTAAATTATGGGTATTCGTTAGTTTCCAATGTTGATAATAAAAAAATTGAGTTAGTAGATGATGAGGCAATATCAAGGTTAACATTAAATAGAAAAAATGTTAATGTGTTTTTGTCTGCCGATAGAGCAATTGATTATGACATATATCGAAAATCCAGAGATTTAATGTTGAATTTTGGTGTGTTAACACCACAAACAGGGGTAACATTTGCTGAATTTTTGAGTAATGTAACAAATGACATTATAAGTAATTCCCATGTTGTTAAATATCAGAATACATATGATAGTCTATTGAGAGTATATTGGGCTTATCAGAACCAAAAATTATTTACACCATATAACTATATTTCGGTAAATGAATTTATTAACAGATTAAGTCCATATTGGGTTGATATTATCGAACAATTTATTCCTGCAACAACATTATGGCTGGGTGGAAATTTAATTGAAAATAGTATATTCAATAGATCAAAATACAAACATAAAAGACCAGTGGGGTCGACAGCATATATTGAAGTTTTATATCCTGATTTTGAAACAGTAATCGTTGAAGATCTAAGAACATTTATAGGCGGTGGAACTGTAGATAATACTAGTTATGAAAGTTATTTTAGGGGTTTAACATCGTTTTATGGTGTTTCATATACAATTACATTAGAGATTAATGGAACTGTTTATAGTAGACAAACAGGTAATTTAAGAACATTCACCGGATTTACACCAACAAGTCCGTGTACAAGGTTAACACCAACAACAGAATCAATACCTCTTATATGTGATTATGTGGGAAGTACTTTATTTAGTGAGATTAACGCAATTGAAAATATGCGAGATGAGTGGAAAGATATAGTTAATACGTTAGTCGAAGAAATAAGTACCGATGAAAATAGTGAATATACGGTAACTGCAGTGTATTGCAATACACCGGATAATGTAGAATACGTCGCATTTACTGTCACACCAAAAGATAACACTCGTATAATCGAATCGTTTGATTATTACTTTACACCATCATATGGCTTATATCATGATGAAACCAATATGGAGGCAAGAGTTGAACCTATTAACACATTAATTTTTAGTGGTGATAGTAATTGTGAGTTATATACTGATATTAACATATTAACAAACATATATGGCTATATACCAACAATTGTGGGTGATGAAAGTGGCAATAGTATGCCGGCATATATACAATTTAATTGTGATGAACCCATTAATGTTCTTCCGATGCAATCTGAATGTAGTTATTCGATTAGTGGTTTTAGTGAGACAAGTTCACATGAATTAATTTTATCAGATGCGGCAAACACCGAAGTTCACTTGAAAATTAACGGATTACAATACGTTGTTACAGACTGGACGGATACTTTGAGTGGATTTACGGCATGGCCAAAAGTTGAATATCGGCCAAGTTATGATTACGGACTAAAAAAAGGTACATATGTGTTAAAGGTGAATGGTGGTGGTGTACCTACTACATACCAAGAACTTGAAGTAGCGATAAGTAATGGTAATATTATCGAAGAGTTAGTTGAAAATATTGTGAGCGGTGATACATTATTATCAATGACATTAAAATCCGCGTCAGAACTTACCGCGTCACAGTTTCAACTAGCCCCTGTTAATGGTTATCAATTTGCTTTTGACTATCGTTTTGTTAGTATTGAAAATATTGTATGTTTTAGCTCAATTAAAACGTATTTAATTAATAATAAATTTAAGGTTTTACCAACAAGTAAAGTTTTGGTTTATAGTGTAATCGAATGTGTTCGTCCATCGTTTCTTTTTAAATATCCCGAAGATTTGTACGTAGAAGTAAGTGGTTCAACAAGCGCAGAATATTTGATTACTGAAACAGGCTTTCCAATTAAAGTAACATCAGTTGAATTTACTAATTGTGATGTTCATGACATTTATTATCAATTAAATACACACGAAGATACGAGTAATGTTGTGTTATTTGATGGTATGTTAACTGGTGATGATAAAATAATTGTATCGTATGTTAAAGAAGATATCACCATTTTTGATTTTCAATTACGTCAGTACTGTATAGATTCTGCTCGTGGTGTTGATGAGGACCATCCATTAAATAGTTTAACAAATAGACCATCAACGTTTACTGGGTGGTGTTATAATGGCATTCCACCAACACCTTCAGCAACTCCAGTAATAAGTCCGTCAAATACACCGATGGTGACTAGAACACCAACTACAACACCCGTAATAGTTTCATCTACTTTATCAGTAACGAGCACACCAAGTGCATCACTAGTTCTTTCAGCAACACCAACGGTAACACCTAGTGTTACGTTTAGTGGTGTTCCATCCGTCACGCCAAGTATTTCGGTTAGTAGAACGCCAACAATAACACCTAGTGTTACGTTTAGTGGTGTTCCATCCGTCACGCCAAGTATTTCGGTTAGTAGAACGCCAACTATAACACCTAGTATTTCGGTTAGTAGAACGCCAACTATATCAGTATCGAATACTCCTGGTGTATCTATAACACCATCAATAAGTGTTAGTCCTAGTATTTCAGTTAGTAGAACACCAACCAGAACACCTAGTATTTCAGTTAGTAGAACACCAACACCTACTATTAGTGTTTCATTATCGCAAGTACCATCTGTCACGCCTAGTATTTCAATTAGTAGAACACCAACAAGGACACCAAGTATAACAATTAGTAGAACACCGAGTGCGACAATACCGATGTACACTGCTTGTGGTACATATAGTTTAGGGTTAAATGGTGTTAGTGGTGGTTCTTTTTTAAGTGCTGGTGTTTTAACAGGAACAACAACACCAACAGATTATATGGTTGAATGGAGATTGAATTCGACTTCAGGAACTGTAGTCTTTACGACGGGTTCACGTTATGAGTATGATGTTGCAATTCAAAGAGAACATCCATTTGTTGATGAAATTGTCGAGTCAGGAACGTTATATCCGGTGATAAGAAAGATATTAATTGGTGGATACACCTATACACCAACTTATGAATCCGGAAATAGATTAAGTTCGGATTTATTAACTTGCTTACCGTCAGTGGTTATTACACCAATAACATGTGATAGTACATATGGTGTTGATCCAGATAATGTTTATCCGTTTAATTTAATTTATGAAAACAAAAATGATGGTGGATTAAATAAATCAAGAATATTCACATATCAATTATATAATGATACCAAATATATGGCGGTTGAATTTTTTGGTTTTGAAGTTTCTGAACAATTAAAAATATATTATTGTACAACAAACAATCCAAATGGAACTTTAATTGAAAATTGGGTTCATGGTTTATATTATACGGGTAGTACTCATTTAACTACTTATGTGTATTTAAGAACATCAATTTATAGTGGTATGTCTTGGAATGGTGGTGGTTTGTATCCAGTTAATTATCCAACAAATCCTCGAATTGCATATATAAATTATTCAAATTGTAATCCATTAAGATTTGTTTTTAAAATGACAGATTTTACGTGGACTAACGGTGATTATTTAAAATTTGAAATTATTGGTAGTGTATTTGAACCAGACAAAATAAACACGAACTGGAGACTTAGACTTGATTGTGTTGACGAACTTGATGTGTTGTCATGTGATTATAATCTTAGTAGTGATGTAAATAAAATAAATTCAACACCGATAATGGTTTATTCGGGAGATCCTGAATGTAATTATATTGTTTATTATAACACGTTATCAGGTTATACACTACCAGACAGAACGAATCCAAATACTCCATGGATGCATAGATACATAACATCTAATATTCTTTCATCTGGAAATTCTATTGGTGGATTTGAAAATACACAAATTGGAATATTATGTCCTTGGAAAATATCATCTGCCTATTCTTTAGTAATATATAACACAGGATATAATACCTGTATGAATATGGCTGCGGGGCAAACAATTACAATCACAAAAGACACAACATCAATAACATTTACATTTAGTGATATTGCTGATTTTAATGATGCACAAAGTGATTATTCACAAATAACTGGTTCTACAGAATGGGCAACATGGGCTTCATATCCCGATACGAATGTGAGTTATTATGGTTATTATAGAATAATGTCGAGAATAGCTTCGTCATGTGGTGATGACTATGTTGATATTGATTGGTGTTTCTTTAGAACAGCACCTGTAGTGTTTAATTCAGTTAATAAAACAATGAATATTGTGTTTGTAATTCCAACAAACAATATAACACCAACACAATGTGATAATAGTTATCAGATGGTTAATTCTGTAATAACTATGTTAACACAGACAAAAAATAGAGTTATACCTACCGGATTAAATGTTACATCTTGTAGGTATGAAGGGCTTTTAATAGCATATCGTCTTACTAAAATTACATCACAAACAAATCCAACAGCACGCCGTTATAGAATAACAACAATAGAAGATGTGTTTGTAAATGGTTTATGTGATTTGTCAAATTATGGTTTTTGTAAGGGTATTGACACTGGTTATCCGACAGCTTGGGTGATGTATAAATTTTATGATAGAATTAGATTTGGTGATGTTTCCACACATGAAACACGAATGAATACATGGTGTCTCGATAGGGCTAAGGGATTACGAACAGATAATTGTAATGATTTTGGTGAAAGTAATTGGGAAACTGTGTATTGTGCATCGGGTTCAACACCATCACCAAGTATAACTCCGAGTGCATCAACACCAACACCAAGTGGGGCTGGTGTATATCAATATGATATTGTGACACACACCACACACGCTTCTAGTGATGGTGCTTGTGCGTCTATGAATCTTCCTGATGATACAATTTATATGGCAACATCTTCACCCATTATTGGATATTATGCATATAGTGATGCGGCATTGTCGTTTCCTTTCCAAGGTGATCAACGCTGGTATTACACAAAAAGTAATACTATTGAATATGCAGTACAAATAATGATTGATGGTTATATAAATGATGTGGTTAATTGTAGTACAACATTACCAACACCATCACCTACCATATCTTTAAGTAAAACACCGTTTCCGTCACGATCTATAACACCAACACCATCACCTACGATATCATTTTCTAGAACACCTAGTACGACACCAACAAAGGCTATTGTTGCTGTAACAAATAATGCTAGCATACCATTGATTGAGAATGTTATGGTAAATGATGGATCAATTTCTTCTAGTGGTTTTCCGTTGAGTTATTTAGATACTTTAACAGGAACTACATCAAATTTGGGTTCACAGAATATTGATGTTTATATTTCATATTGGGATGGTGGTTCTAATTATATTAAATTTATTGATAGCAATAATATTACACATTATAGTTCACTAGTTGGTAGTTCACCATATGGAGAAATAACACACACACTTTCTAGTGTTTATATTTCATTATCTAGGCCGATTATACTTTCGTTGGAAGATGGAACACCGCCGGCACCTAGTTCTACACCAAGTGTCACAAGAACTATTACACGCACACCAAGTTCTAGTAGTGGTGCTAGCCCAACACCATCACGAACA